ATGCTGGATAAGCACCACTACGTGTAACAACATTAAGAGCAGAAGAAGCGTCGCTTGTAAAAACGGCGCCTGCTGTAAATTGCTTTTGGTAACCGGAGTCACCAACTGGCGCACGTTGTATATACGTTACTGGTCCTCTATTTTCTTCTCTATATCCACGCAAAAGAAGTTTCCACCTGATTGATCCTCTCCAACCAGAAAAAGCATACGTTACCCAATGCAATAATACTGTGTTACAATAATTATAAGGCTCAGGTGCACTTGTTGGAAATTTAGTTTGATTGACAGCACCAGCTACATTTCCTCTTAAATAAGGAAACATATTTCTCCTGCCAAAATGAACTGCATTACCAAAACTATTAGAAAATATTAAATTCTGATGTAAATTGTAACGTTTAAGCAAAGCTCTAAAACTAGAAATAGCTTCACCCGTATAAACTTTATTAACTAATGCATGGTTTGTATATCCTGGTCCAATTTCAGATGATGTAGATTGTTGAGGTGCAGATGGTTCCTGTGTGTTTTCACAATCAGGAGTATGCTCCACACCACTCTGTGGTTTGAATACGAAGTTTTGGAAATTATCAGTAGGTACAAATACCTCAAAATCATCTCCCATACTTACGTAAACATTAACTTCAACATCATTATTCACTGTCGAATTAGGTGTAGTCAACTCATTAACTACATAAACTCCAATTAAACCATTACCTGGTCCCTTGGAAACCAATGTAGTAGATCCATACATAGTCGTTACAGAACTCAATCCAGGATCTGTATGTGTTAATAATGTAGTTGGTTGACCATTACCTATTTCAATAGTAAAATCTTTCTTATCTGCAACATCAATAACTTCCAAATAATGAACATTGTATTCATCACCAGCAACTAAAAAGTTTGGATCATAAACAACTTTGATCCTTCCTTTGTGAAACGCTGACGAAACAATCTGAAACCTAAATTTCATTGTTCCAGTCCAATACTTAAACGGCATAGCCGCCATAGCACAAGCTGGAAAATGATAACCTGTAGGTGCCAATGAATCCTCAGCCCACACACAAGGATCAATACGACAATTCCACAACATTGTCTCCGGTGTTGTTCCAATGGTCCAGTTAAAAGTGGTTAAATAAGACTCTCTCTTAGCTATCTCGCTTATATTAAGAGGGTCTGCACCACCTAAACCTGAAATCCTTGGATCGATGGACAATTCTTGCTTATCATCGATTGTTAACTTTTGTGTCTGATCTGGTACTGTTGTTAATGCTAAACTTGAAATAGGCACTGGCTTATAAGGATCTGGATCCTTCGTAACCGGTGGCCTACAATATCCCAAAGCTTTAGCAATATCAGCAACCATACCAGCTCCTTCAGCTGTTGCAGTTGCAAATGGACCTATCATTGGTACATTTGATAATACCGTAGCTGCTTTCTTAACCGCCGTAGCGGGTCCAGAAATGAAGCCTTGTGAATTAGCCATTTCAACTTCTTTACCAGACTGAGGAGTAATTGTATTCGCATTAACTCCTGTCAACACAGCCATAGATACATCTTCTAACCAAGCAAACACTGTTACAGTTACTTGATCAGTAGCACCATTGGCATGTTTCAAAGGGTTAATTGATCGAATTGTTATTTCACCTAATTCACTCCATTCTGACGTTGGTACATTTAAATAATTTTTATAATGATAAAATGGCAACTTCATGTTTCCACCCGTCGATAAAGTCGGATCTAAAAATACATGTGGTTGTTGCGATGCCTGTACTATATCTTGCTGCACTAACGCACGATTTTGTGACAACGTATCCTTACTTGCAAATGGTAAATAACTAGCTAAAGCTCTACCATACAAGAAACCATTACCATTAATAACTATCTTAACATTCAATTTTGCACGAAGCAAATTAAAATTATTTACACGATTAACTACCCTCGCATTTTGCAAATACTCTTGCCAAGGGTTTAATGTTTCAAACAAAGATGTACCCGTTCCCCATTCATATTCGCCAATCTTAACTGGACGCGAAAGAAAATTTCCCAACGAAGCATCATCTGAATCCATCAATTTACGTGTTGGATCAATAGTTTCTTCTACCGCATACATATATGGGTCCATTTGATCACCAAAATCTACATTTTGATGATTTGAATCATTAGTAATTTTCATTATATTAGCATCGGCTGTAGTACCAGACTGTGGTTTAAAATCTGTCTCATTTGCTAATTCTCGCGCTATATCATTATACCGTAATAATGATATGTTCCTGTATAACTTTCGCATGTCAGCAGAGCTTATCACTCTGTCTCCGTGACGTGATC